TCATTGTGCGGCCTTGATCGGCACCACGTTGGGCTTCTCTCCGGTGTCGCTCCGGTGAAACGCGCCGGGAACAACGGCTTCAATCTCATCAATGATCGTCTCGATCGCGCGTCTGGCGTCGGGCAGATAGTCCGGCTGGAACGGCGCATACAGTTCTGACGTGGACTCGATGCGGCGGTGGCCCAGCTGCAATTCCACCTGCTCGACCGGCACCTTCAGGTCGGGCCGGCGCAGCAGCTGCGCCATCGATCGGCGCACAAGCTTCATCCCCGCTTCGCCCTCGCCCGGCAGGCCGATCTCGGCCGCCATTGCTTCCCATGATTTCTTGACGCTGAGCGGCCCGACGAAAAAGCCTTTGGTGGCGTCCAGATGCGGGCGCACCTGGTAGGGCATCCAGACCGTCGCCCGATACTTGCGGGTCTGGCGTCGACCGCGCGGATTCAGATCCAGCACGCCATGCGTTGCGTCCCATTGCGACCGCCTTGGATCTAGCGACACATCGTGCGCCGCATCCGGGCGCGCCAACGTGGCCACGGAGACGATCAGGAAGCGATGGAGGGCCTGACGCTCCCGAATGCGCCGCTGGCGCTCCTCCGGGCTTCTGGCGGCATCTGGCGCAGGATCTATGCAATAGCGGAACATCGCCGCCAGCTGATCGACATCGGCGCGGTGGCGCGGGGTGCGGTTCACCTGCTTGGCGGCGATCGGCCGGAACTGGGCGGGCTTGCGGGCGTCGCCCCGCGCATGGGCCGCGTTGATGACCGCCTGGAGCTGCAGCACGCTGTTTTCGACTGTGGCCGGCGATCGGGGCCGTGTCTTGCCGGTCGGGCTGACGATCGGCCGGGCGATCATCCATTTGCGGAACCGCGCGACCCATGGCTCATCGACCTGGTCGCAGCTGATGTCGGCGCTCTGGAGCGTGCCCAGATAGTTCACGATATGGGCGAGGCGGTGACGGATGGCCTCGGCCGAGGCCTTCTCATCAACTTCGGTCGCCAGATAATTGCCGATGGCGGTGGCGAGCAGAATAGACCCGCCGTGGCCGTTCAGCGCCTGGCCGCATGCGTGGCAGACGGCTTCGCCCTGGCTGTTCTGGAGGTAGAGCGCGTCGAGGAATTTCCGGCCAGCGACAGCATCGCCTGTGCGCGTTGAAGCGCTTCGGATGCGTCGGGTCGCTGCGTCATACCAGAAGACGGCGAGGAAGGGGGACCGGAGCGAGCCGTCGGCCTTTCGGTCCCAGTCGAGTGTGTATCCGCCACGGTGATAGATTGGCGGCGTCTTTGCGCGTTTCGGCATTTTGCCTGGTTCCTCAGTTCCTGCTCTGCGGCACGGTGGATGGCGTCATAAGCGCCCGTTGCGCAGACAAGATCAACCTCTTCCGGTGACAGCCGGATGCCGCGCCCGGTTTCCAGCGCGCGCGACAGGTGTCGATCGAGGGAGAGAAGCGGGTTCATTTGGATGCCTCGTCAATGTTCCGGCGTTCGAGGGCGACGGCCAGATCGCCCCGTTCGAAATTGGCGATTATGCCAACGATATCGGCATGGCATGGGGCGCAGTCAGGGCAGTTTTCGAGAAACGGCTTGCCGTGCTTGTGCCGCTCGCAGAGCTTGCACCAGCAGCCCAGATCATAGCCGCGCAGCGGTTCGAAGAAATCCGGGTCATGCTCCAGCTGGGTGTGAGCATGCGCTGTGTAGAGGTCGAGCGCTCGCTCAAGGCTGGGCGGTTCCCGCAACGGAAGGATCGGCGCCGGATATCCCCAAGAGGTGACGCATATTCCGATCTGCTTTGGCCCATAGGGATTGCCGTAGCGGGTCGAGCGATCGACCTTCTTTGCGTTCGTCGGCATGCGCCAGCCCTTCGTGCGGCCGAGCTTGATACGCTTAGGCATCGCCGTACCCCATGGATTTGAGCGCCTTTGCGACAAGGTTCCAGACGTGCTGCGTCAGGCGCGGGTGATCGCGCACGTTGCCGGAGCGCTGGATCTGGCGGCGCGAAAGCGTGTCGGAACTGCGGCCCTTGAAGGTCTGCGCCACATAGTCGCCGCGCTCTACGGTGCCGCCGGTGTTGCAGATGTGCATGCGGGCGATCTCGCTCACCTTGCCGGTGACGGCCGACCAGAGTTCTACGCGGATGACGATCATTCATCGCTCCAAGGTTCGGCAGGGACATCGGCCGCATGCTCGCGCATCCGCTTGCCGACGCAGGCGTTGAGAAAGCCGCGGCATAGGCGCAGCTTGAGCGGGTTCTTGCCGTCTTCGGGATAGTCGAAGCCGTTCTCGCTGTCGGGAGAGATCGGCACGCCCTTGTGGCAGTGGAAGCTGGCCCCGCGCTCCAGCTGGTAGAGCTTCTTCGCCCATTCGGCCTTGTCGGCCTGCTCGGGGCTGCCTTTACGGAATGCGCAGTTGTTGCACGGCTCCCGAAAGGCGGAGCGGGGTTCGCCGGCAATGCCGATATCGGCCGGGTCGAACGGCTCCCATGCAGTGCGGCAGTTCGCGCAGATGCGGATATCGCTCGCATAGAACTGGTCGTGGGGATTCTTGATCGCGGTCCAGCGGCGGCTGGCGCAGCGCGGGCATTGGTCGGCGCCCTTCATGCCGGCACCTGCTGCGGGAATGCGCTGTGCAGGACGCCGTCCAGCAGGCGGCCGGCGCGCTTCTTGCCGACGCGCTCGTGTACGCAAATGTCGTCGCCGTCATAAAGACAGGAGTCGGTCCATCCCTTTAGATCAACATCGTTGAAGTCCGGGAGGTGGTGGCGGTCCATCAGACGGCCATCCTGCGCCTTCCAATCAGGAAGATGCTCCGGTTGCCACGGAAGCCAAGCACCCCATTGCTTGAAGAAATAGGCTATGTCGTTGGCGGCGCAGAAATCACGCGTAGCGCGGTGCCAATCTGGATGCGACGGGCGTGCGTCTGGACCGCTCTCGCCGCCGCTAATGATCTGGTCGACGAAATCCCATCCCGCCCAGTCCACGGGGCCGAGCGCGGGTTCGTAGCTGACAAACTTGATCGCGGCCGGGGTGTTCGCGAAGTCTTCCCGGCGCTCATCCGCGCGCACCTGATCCTCGACCGACACGCCCAGCCAGACGTTGGGGAGGGGCCAGCGAGGCTGCGTGCCATCAAGCGAATTGTGATCTGGCGGAGCATGGCGCCAACGGGAAAGCCCATTGATCCAGTTTGCGACCGCGCAGCATCCGTCTTCGTCGATCCCGATGTCACGGGCAGCGTCTGACAAAATGTCAGCTGCCCAGCGCGTCTGACCTTCGGCCGAAAGGCGAGCCATATACGCCCGCATCCGGTCGGCGCGCTTGGTGAGCACCTGGAAAATGTGCGGCGGGGCGAGCGCCATGACGGCGAACACCCGATCGATCCATTCGTCGGGCACCTTCTCGTGAAACAGGTCGCCATGCGCGCAGACAAATATTTTGCGCGGGCGCTTCCAGCGCAGCGGCTGGTCCAGCCATTGCTCGTTAAAGCGCACCTCGCCGTTCCAGACCGGCCCGGCCTTGCTGCCGACGGTCAGCCCATAGCGCGACGGGTGGTGCTGCAGCCGCGTGCCCGCCAGCTTCATCGCATAGCAATTGGTGCAGCCCGGCGAGACGACGCTGCAGCCGGTGACCGGGTTCCACGTCGCGTCGGCCCACTCGATTTTGGTGTTCTCAGCCATGCGCCACCTCCCGGATCTGCTCCAGCAACCACTTGCCGTCTGGCCTGATCGCGATCAGTACGTTCCGCCCATCGGCAGGGTCAGGCTCGCGCTCGACCAGGCGGCTTTCTGCGAGCGAATTGACCGCCCGCGTGATGACCGGCTTGGAGACGCCGAGCGTCTTGGCGAGGTCGCGGACCTGCTGTCTCCCGCTCGACACGACATGCAGCAGCGCGAGCTGGCGCATCGTGAGATCGGAAGGAACGCCTGCCTTGATGCAGGCCAGCGACATGGATGCGAGATCACCCATGGGCCGCTTCCTTCGCAACCATCGCTGGTTTCAGAACGCCATAGGCGGCGATCACCGCCGCAGCCTGGTTGATTGCATCGTCCAGCGCGTTGTGATGGACGCCTTTCATGCGATCGGGCGCTACGCCGGCGAGTTCGTATATGGTGCGCGTGCAGCGTGCGGCGCTGTATTTCCACGGCAGGTCCATACCAGCGGCGATAAATGCCGATTCCAGAACGGGAGCGTCAAAGTTTCCCCCATGGCCCCACAGGTGCGTGCCGTCGTTGTCCCTGTAGAAATAGGAAAACGCGTCAAGCGCGACGTCGATAGGATATGGGTTTGCCTCAAGCGCTGCCCGTGCCTCGACGGATTGTTGTGCCCACCACGCGACGGTCGCGGGATTGGTCTTCAAGCCAATCGCTTCACAGCTTGCGCGGTCGACGTTGCAGTAGAAGTTGCCTCCGATCATCCCCGACAGCGGATTGAAGGCAACGGCGCCGATGGACAGGATTGTGCATCCGGCTGCGGTGCCGAGCGTTTCCAGATCAACCATGATGTGCGTGTGATCAGCCATGGATGGTAATGCCTTTCGGTGATGCGGGCTGGTCGCCCAGATGGGCGATGGCACGATTGACCAGGTGCAGGCCGATGATGCGCCGATGCACGGGCGGCACGGCCGAGAGGATGGTGGCGAAGATGCCGATCGCCATTTCCTGCGCGGCGCGCGGATCCTCGATAATGTCCGAGGCCTCGCGGACCATGTGGCGGATCTCGCGCGAGAGGTCCTGATCGCCGCTCATGAGCGGCCTTCCTGTTGCGAAAAGCGGCCTTCCACGCGCGCCAACCACTCCTTGACCATCGTGGTCATGTCGTCGCGCTGGCCGTTGCTGATGTAGTTGACGCGCCCTCCCTCCATCTTGCCGCTTTCGGCTATGAATAGGGTGAACACGATCTTGCGGACGCTGCCGGGCGGGTTGAATTGTCTGTCGAGTACGTCCGCGATTGCGTTCATGTTGGCGCGGTGGCGCTGTTCAATCGAATCAGCCATTGCGCAGGACCTCGCCCTTGGCGGGGAAGGCGAAGACCTTGCCCCGGATGAGCCGGATCGGCGGGTTGCGGTCGCCCGCCAGATGGACGCGCCGCCAGCGGTCGGCGTCGAGGCGCTCAGGGCAATCGGTGGATGCTTGCTGCTGCATGTCGATCCTTCTCAGAACGGGTTGCAGTGGATGCAGGAGGCGCTGTCGCAGCCGCCGCAGGGCGGTGGCGCATCCGGATCATGGTTCCAGAGCGTGGCGACGATGAGCGCGGCGATGATGGCGACGATCACCGTCAGGCCGATCAGCTCCAGCGTCTCTGGCGTGAACAGGTGCGCCATCACAGCACCCGCACCAGCGCGCCGATGAAGATCAGCGTCGCGCAGGCGGCAAAGCCGAGCGCGAAATTGTGCACGGCGCGGGCCAGCCTGACGCCCGCGCGGGCATCGGCGCGGCGCTGCGCGGCTTCAGGAGATGGCGGTTCGGCCCGGTCGCGGTCGCGGCGCGGCCCCAGTACGGCGGGCCTTCCGGGGGTGCTGCCGGGAAGCACCACGGTGTCAACGCGGGCGATGGCGATGATGCGGCCTTCGTTCAGATCGCAAGCGAAGGCGTCGGCAAGCGCGCCACCCCGGCTTTCGCTGACGCCGATCACCTCGCCGGTGTCATGCAGCCGATCGAACTGGAGCACGAGCCAGTCGGACGTCAGGACATCGGGCTGCTCGTGCGCGGGGGGAAGGACAATGGAGCCGTCGACAGCGGCAAGCCGCGCGGCGGGAATGACCGGATCGTGACGCATGATGTGCTCCCATGGGTTGATGGGGCCGGAAGAAATAGCATTCTATTATCTAAGTCAATAGCAAACTATTAGGGCGGGACCATGCCGCAGGCGATATGATCCTGCCGCAGGGGGTTCAACGTGATCGAACTTATTCTGGCGGCGGTCGTGTTTCCAGCTGACCGATCCTATGTGGCAGCTACCTCGGCAGCGCCGCTCACCGAGATTCAGGCCTGCGTCACCGAGACCTGGGCAAAGCGCGGAACGGCGACGCCGGTCCCGATTGCCGACGGCGTCAAGATCAACTGGTACATGCGGATCATGTTCGCTGCGCCCGGCGACCCGATAATGAGCATGGAAATCCATGAGGGCGAGCAGCGACAGCTCGTGCTCTATGGCCATGGGACGTGGCGTGGGAATGTCAAAGGGATCTGGCGGGACACGGCGAAGCGCTGCTTCCCCGAGCTGCGCGACGTCGATGTCGTGAAGCCCACCAGGCCGGCCGATTGAGTGGGCCGGACCATCTGGTTCGCGAGGGATATGTGACCCGGCTGCGTTATGGATCGCGTCAGTGAGCGATACCGGGGACCAGCACTGGAGCTGGTGGAGCTATCTCAAGAGACTGGTCGCGGAGATTGTTCTCGTGCTCGGCGGCCTTCAGGTCATCGAGCGCTTTTTTGCGCCGGTGATGGCCGCCAACGATTGGCTATTTGACCACCCCATGGCGTTCCTCGGGCTTATGTGCGCGTGGTCGCTCGCTCACCTCTTCGCCTATTATCGCAAACTTCACAGCGACATGGACCAGCTCATGCGGCGTTTGCCCGCAGCACTCCGACAGCGGATTGCCACTTTTACCTATGCACGTTTGACCTATATTAGTAAGGCGAAGGTGGATGAAGCGGAGCCTGAATTGCCTTTGATTCCCTCCCACAACAGGGTGGAGGAAGATGGAAAATGACTGACGCTGAAGCTCATGGGCTGATCACCGTTCTGGCCATAATTTTTGGGTACATCGCACTTTTGCGGGTGTTGGCGAACCTGGTTTATCCGATGCGAGAACGATTGTTCGACCTGGGTGCGAGCCTGCTCAGCAAACCCGATCTCGCGAACAAGGACAGGGCGTTTGTCGAGCATGCACTGCATACGGCGCTGTCATTTCGGGCAAGCATATTTCTGTTGTTGACAGCCATTGTCGGCACGGTCGATTCAATCGCGCGCGCGGTAGGTCTGAATTTCCTCAAGTTTGACGAACCTGACCGAAAATATGCAGACATGAAGTCCAGTTTCGCGCTGCGTTATTTCGCGTCAGCCCTAGCGGCAAATCCGATTGTTGCCGCTATATTAATCATGATTGCGCCCGTGTGCATTTTGATCGTGAGCTTGTGGGGTCCGGTTCGAATTCAAATAACGACGGAAAAGATGGTTCGATTGGCCGTGCAACGCGCCTAGCCCGGACGAATCGGCTTCATCCAACTTTACTCGGGCAAGCCCGCGCTTCGCCGAAGGCGCTTGCATAGGGCATCGGCGATGGTGCGGCGATCGGCGGCGGGAAGCGCCCGGCGGCCGATCATGGCCTCGTCGATGATCTTCAACAGATAATCAGCGCTCGGAACCGGCTGCCGTCCGAGCAGCGCATCGGCCGAAACGCCCAGCGCGTCGCACAGCTGGACGAACATCGGCAGCGTCTTGGGTGCGGATTTCCCGGCTTCCCAGCGCTGGATCGTGGGCTGTTCGCGTCCGAGAAGTTCAGCAAGCCTTTGCTGCGACAGGTTCCGCCTCTTGCGGGCGGCCTTCATTACCGCAGTGTCGAGGCTTGGCATAAGCCGCGATATGACACAGCCGTAAATTCACGGTTACGTCCGTAACAGTATAATTCTGTTAAGATTCATGGCACATCAGTGCCGCGCGGGGGTGGGAATTCAGGTGTCAGCGGGCGTTAACGCATTCCCCATCTTTTTCGTTCTGGTATAAGAACGAACAAGGAACATCGGGGGAAAGATGGTCGACGCAATCTATCTGGATGAGCCAGCCTGTGAAGAGCATTGCAGTGCCTGCCTCATGGCCTGCGCGACAATCAAGGGGGTGTGCGAAGACCTCAGGAATGAGATCGAGCAGCTGTCTGGCGCTGACCAGGCGTGCGATGTCGACGGCTATCAGCGGAGCGAATTGCGGCTTGCTCAAGAGCGCCTGGCAGCAGCCGAGCGAGCGTTGCGGCACGTTCATCCACATCATCCGTCACGCCAGCGATTTGCAATAGGCCCTCAAACATGCCCCGCAACAACCGTTCACTAGGCAACGCAACGCCGAGCAGGATGGTTTTTGGCGGGGGCTCGGCCTTGGCCCTCGGCGCGGCGCTTTGCGCCGGATCGTCCGTGCGTCCTTTCAGATAATCGAGCGAGACGCCAAGCGCATCGGCAATATCAGGCAAGAGGCGGCTGCGGCGCACCCTCCCGTCGAGGATCTGCCAGATAGCCCCTTGGGTGCAATCCACCTCCCGCGCAAGCCGGCTCTGATCCCAGCCCAGCTTGTCCATGGCTTCCTTGATCCGGTCAACGCGCATGCCACGGTAATAGCAGCTTGTTAATAGCCTGCTATTGTAGTGTCCTATTGACGAAGCTAATAGCATTCTATTACACCATCCGGCATGAGCGAAATTGGCATATCTCCCGAACACGCCGCGTTCCTTGAAGCGCTGGAGGCGGCAGGGTCACAAACGGCGCTGGCGACGATGTGCGGCTGTACGCAGGGCAACATCTGGCAGCTGCTCCAGAAGGGATCCGCGCTGCCCGCAAAATATGTGCTGAAGGTCGAGGCCGGGACGGGCGTTCCGCGCCATCGGCTGCGGCCTGACCTATATCCGCCCGAACCCGCGGGCAACGCCGAAAGCGAAGCCGCGTGAGGGGCGGGCGCATCGTCGTCGCGCCGCGATGTGGCGGCAGCAGCAGCATGGTTGAGCAGGCGGCTCGGGAGTCCACCGGAGACGACGCCGATCTGCGCCGCCAGGTGGTGGCGGAGCTGCTGATCGCGCTGGCGAATGGACGGTCGGGTTCCAGTCATGGTGGAGGTTCTATCCAATGAGCGGCGGTAAAGTCCTTCCCGCACCGCAACGTCTGACGGAATCGGAGGCCCGGCGCATGCTGGCGCTGGGGCTGCAGCGGGTGGTGAAGGCGCATGGCCCGTCTCGCGTCGCGTTGGATGCGGGCTGCGATGAAAAGACCATCCGCAACGCGCGCGACGAAACCACCAGCCTGAAGCTGCATACCACGCTGAACCTGCTGGCGCTGGACGCGACCGCGCTGGACGAACTGCTGGCGGCCTATGGCTTTCGGCTCGCGCCGCTCTACGCCGACGAAGCGCATGACCTGCGGATGATCTCGGGCCTAGCGAGCGTCGCGGGCGCGCTGGCCGAAGCCAATGCCGATGGCGTCCGCGACCATCGCGAGACGCTGGCTGTGGCCGATGCGCTGCGGCCGCTGCTGCCCCAGCTGGCGGCGATCATCGAACAGGCGGACCGGCTGCGATCGGGCAGGGCGGGGGGCTGAGCCGATGCTGGGGGGGACGATGTCGACACCGGAACGGCCGAAGGGCGCGGCGCGGCAGGCGCGGCAGGGGGCGGGATCGCCGGGGACATGGCAGGCGCTGGTCGCCGAACGATGTGTCGCGATCGACCGGTCGCTGTCCGGCATCGCGCCCGATGCGCTGGTGGCGACGGCCTGGCTGGCGCGCGAGCTGGTGCCATGCCGCGTCGGCAATATCGCGGCGGGGTGCGGATTCTATCATGACCGGGCGCGGGCGGCGCTGAAGATCGCGGTGCGGCACCGGCTGATCCGCGAGATCGCGCCCGCCTATCAGGGGCAATCGACCTATTGGGAAGCGCTGATGCGGAGCGCGCCGCTGGCCGATGCGATCACGGACGCTCGCGAGCCGGACCATGTGACAGGGGCGCAGGTGAGGGCGGAGCGGCTGCGCGACTGGCTGAAGGCCGATCCGGGCCTGCACAGCGAGCAGCATATCGCGGGCTTTTTCCTGTTCACCCGGTTCGACCTGATCGACGCGCTGGAGCTGCTGGAGGAAGCGGGGCTGGCGCGATCGGAGATCGCCGAATTCGGCAAGCGCCGCTGGGGCGCAACGGACTTCGGCGGGCGCGTGGCGTCCACCGCCATGACAGCCGGAGAGACGGCAGCATCCCACGAAAGGGCAACATCATGAGCCAGAAGGAAGGCGACGACATGCCGCAGGCAGAACCCGAAATCATACCCCCCGAACGCGCCGCCGATGGCAACCGGCTGATCCCGGCGGCAGGCACGTTCAGCCAGCTCGTGGCGTTTCTGGAAGGCGGACAGCTGGACCAGGACGTGGCGGGCGAGCTGCGCGAGCTGGTGAGCGAAATGCGCGACAGCGCGATCAGCCATGGCGGCAAGAGCAAGGGGCAGCTGACCCTGACGCTGGACTTCATGCTGGAAGGATCGGCGTTTTTCGTGACCGCCAAGACGAAGGTGAAGCTGCCGGAGGAAAAGCGGCAGCGATCGATCACCTGGGCGACCGAGGACGGCCGCCTGACCCCCCATGCGCCCAACCAGGGCCAGCTGTTCGGCGTCCGCGATGTGAGCGGATCGGGCGGCTTCCGCAACATCTGAGAAAGGACGTCCAATGACCGACAGTTCAATTATTCCGCCCGAGCGCACCGGAGACGTGATCCGCGCTGTGCGTGAAGTCGTGGAACAGTATTATGAACCGCGCATCGAAGTCGTGAAGGATGCGACCGGCGAGGAAATACCGGTGCTGGTCACCGGGCAGCAGCAAAACGTCAAGCTGTTCAGCCCGCAGGACTTCGACCCGTTCCGCGAAAAGCCGCTCAGGCGCAGCGGCACGGCGGTGCTGACCGCGCTGGAAAGCTTTGTCGGTCACGTCAACCGCTTCAAGGATGAAGACTCGATCATCTTCGCCAGCGACGATCGCGCCGCGCCCAGCCTGACGGCGGTGATCGACTATCACCGGCAGGGGCATGAGGGCGACCCGCGCTTTGGCAAGCACCGGGCGCATTTCGCCTTTCCGCTCTCCGACGAATGGCAGGCTTGGCAGGAGGCCGACAAGGCACCGATGTCGATGATCGAATTCGCGGCGTTTCTGGAAGACCGGGTGATCGACGTGCTGCAGCTGATCCCCGGCGAGGATGAGCTGAACCGCGAACAGCAGATGTTCGTCGACGCGACGGGCGGGGCGGTCGCAACGCCATCGCAGCTGATCGCCATGTCGCTGAGCCTGAAGGTGAACGAGAAGGCGACCGTCAACGAAGTGCGCAACCTGTCGACCGGCGAAGGCGAGGTGCAGTTCACCAGCACGCATGACACGGCGATCGCAGGCGACCGCGTGCGCGTGCCGACGGTGTTCATCATCGGCATTCCGGTTTTCCGGAACGGCGCGTTCTATCGGGTGCTGGCGCGGCTGCGCTATCGCCAGATGCAGGGGCAGCTGAAGTTCTGGTACGAGCTGTGGCGCACCGACCGCGTGTTCGACCATGCCTTCAAGGAAGCGTGCGAGCAGGTGCGGGTGGAGACCGAACTGCCGCTGCTGCTCGGCAAGGCCGAATAAGATGACCGACGCAGCGGATCTGGAGATCGCCAGGGACGTGCGCCCGCGTGACCGGCGGGCGGTGCTGGAAATGCGCGCCGATCATCCGGTGTGGGTGATCGCCGCCTATCTGGAGATCGAGGTGATCCAGGTCGAGGCGGTGATCCGCTGCGCCGATGACGGCACGCTTCCGTGCCCCGGTGATGACGACATCCTCGCGCACGAGGCGGTGGCGGGCTGGCAAGGCGCGCTGACGCATGAGGGGGCGCTGCATGGCAAGGGCGCACCGGTAATCTTGGGCATGGACCTTTCGTCCTCGCCGGATGTCTCGATTTCGACAGTCTATCCGGCGCGGGGGAAGCCCTGAACCATGGCCGCGCCCGCGCCAGTGCAATCGCCCCTTCGCCGCCAGCGGCCGCTGGTGGATTCGGGCGTTGTGGCGCGGGTGATATGGGACTCGGCCTGGCCGCTTTCCGAGCGGCGATTTCACGCGCCGGAAATGTGGCTGCGCCGGCAGGGCCTGCAGCTGGACGGCGTGCCCGGCGCGGTGGACCGGATGCGCTGGCACCCGCATTGCCCGACCGGGCCGTGGCGCGCGGGCGGCGGGCCGGACGATGCGCCGAGCGCGCCTGCGCTGTTGCTGCCGCTGGAGCCGCTGCCCGGCACATTGGCGGGGGTGATGGCGCTGTACTTGACCGGCGATGGGCGGACGCTGCGGCGCTTTGCCGGGCCTGACGGGATGCCCCGGCCCGCGATCAAGACTTTCGGCCAGCAAAAGGGAGCCGGGTTCTGGCTGACCGACCCGTGGGCGCCTGCGGACGGACCGCTGATCGTGGGCCTCGGCCTTCGGGCGGTGTGGCTGCATGCGCAGGCGCTGATCGCCTGCGGACAAAAGGTGCGGGCCGTGGCGGTGCCGAGCGTGCACGAGCTGCAGGGCGGTGCGGTGCGCGACGCCGAGGGCGCGCTGCCGATCTGGCAGCCGGAGGCGGACCCGGGGCGAAGGCCGCTGATGATCGACCGGCCCGGCGCGGTTGTGATCCTCGCGCCCGGCGAACTGGCGGATATCGACCTGAAGGTGCGGCCAGAGCAGGACGCCGACGCGCGCGTGGAGCGGATTTCAGGCGCGATGCGGGGATGGCTTGCCGGTCATCTGGCCGCCGCGCACTGGCGCGCGAGCGGGGCGACGGACGTGCGGGTTGTGCAGGCGCTTCACGACCCGGTTGGGCCGGGCTGGGGCTGGAGCTGGAGTGGCGAGGGGGAGTGACGACATGATCGATGGGGGCAGGGGCATCGCAGTCAGCATCGCCTGCGACAGGCAGCCGTGCGCTGCGGTGCACCGGAGCTTTGAGGCGGCAATCAGCGTCGCGCTGGAGGCGGCCAAGCGCGCGGGCTGGGCCGTGGCGCGCGAAGGCGGGCAATGGGTGCATCTGTGCCCTGATCACAAGGCGCGATCGGCCAAAGCCGCCGGGCGGGGGCTGTTGTGAGCGTGAAGACTGTCTCCGACACCATCCGTGGGCTGAGTGAGGCGCAGAGGCGCGCCGTCCAGTGGATGCTGGATCACGGGTCTGACGTCGCCGTCGCAAGAGTGAACGGAGGTGGGCGCATCTTCCTGGGACAGGGAGAGCATGCACCGTTTCTGCCGTCGACGGCTCGCGCGCTGATCGAGGCGGGCGTGGCAGAATATGTCGACCTGAATGGCAAAAAGTCGGTTCGCTTCAGGCTGGTCGGTGATCTCAAAAAGCTGGCGGGCTCAATGCGGGAGGCGCGGGCGTGAGCCGCTGGTTTCACATCGGGCTGCCGCTGCACACCACGATGGATGAGCGCGACCGCACATTCGACGGGCGCGTGCTGGTGGTGCGCGTGGGCCAGTTCCAGCTGGAGATCAGCCTGTCGCGCTGGTGCAAATATGAGCGGGAGCGGCGGGCGTGACCGGCCTGATCGTCGACAATTTCGCGGGCGGGGGCGGGGCTTCCACCGGGATCGAGACGGGGCTTGGCCGCGCGGTCGACGTCGCCATCAACCATGACGAAGCGGCGGTCGCGGTGCATGCGGCGAACCATCCGTCGACGCGCCATTACTGCCAGTCGATCTTTTCCGTCGATCCGCTCGACGCGACCGGCGGCGCGCCGGTGCTGCTCGCCTGGTTCTCGCCCGACTGCAAGCATCACAGCAAGGCCAAGGGCGGAAAGCCGCGCGACAAGAACATCCGCGACATGGCCTGGGTGGTGCCGCACTGGATCGAGCGGCTGCAGCGATCTACGCCGATCGGCGCTGGCGCGCCGCAGGTCATCATGCTGGAGAATGTCGAGGAATTCCGCCAGTGGGGGCCGCTCGACGCCGAGGGCAAGCCGATCAGGGAACGGCAGGGCGAGGAATTCAACCTGTGGGTGCGCCGCATCAAGCGGCTTGGATACAAGGTGCAGCACCGCGAGCTTCGCGCCTGCGATTTCGGCGCGCCCACCTCGCGCAAGCGGCTGTTCCTGATCGCGCGCCGCGACGGCTTGCCGATCACATGGCCGAAGCCGACGCATGGCCATCCCGAATCCCGCGAGGTGAAGCGCGGCAAGCTGCTGCCATGGCGGACGGCCGCCGAGTGCATCGACTGGTCGATCCCGTGCGCGTCGATCTTCGACCGCAAGCGTCCGCTGAAGGATGCGACCTGCCGCCGCATCGCCGCAGGCGTGATGCGCTATGTCGTCAACAGCGCCAAGCCGTTCATCGTGCCGCTGACGCATCATGGCGGACCGGGCCGGGTATATGACGTGGACGCGCCGCTGTCGACGGTGACGGGGGCGCATCGGGGCGAGATGGCAGCTGTTTCCCCCGGGATCGTGCCGATCACCCACACGAAGAACGGCGCGACGGCGCATTCGATCGAAGAGCCGTTGCGGACGATCACGACGGCCAAGGGTGGCGAACTGGCGGTCACGGCGGCGAACCTGATCAAGCTGCGCCGCCATAGCGAAGGCGAGGATGTGGAAGCGCCGCTGGGCGCGATCACGGCGGGCGGCCTTCATCATGGCGTGGCGAAGGTGGTGCTGGCACCGCACGTTATGACAAACCGCAATTCGGCCAAGCCCTACACGGCCGCCGATGAGCCGACCCACACGATCACCGCAGGCGGCGCGCACCAGAATATGGTGGCGGCGACGCTGGTGCAGGCGGGCTATGGCGAGCGCAAGGGGCAGGCACCGCGCGCGCTCGATATCGAGAAGCCGCTCGGGACCGTGGTGGCGGGCGGGGGCAAGCATGCCGCCGTCGCCGCATTCCTCGCGCAGCACAACACCGGCGTCGTCGGCCGCGCCGCCGATCGGCCGCTGTCGACGATCGTTCATCGGGGAACGCAGCAGCAGATTGTCCAGACGACATTGGTGGAAGCCGATGCGCTGCCGCCGGAGATGATGGACCGGGCGGTGAAGGTCGCGGCCTTCCTGGTCAAATATTACGGCTCGGAAGTCGGCCAGCACCAGGCGGTCGATCAACCGATCGATGTCATCACCGCCAAGCCGCGATTTGCCGTGGTGACGGTTACGATCGATGCCGTCACATTCGTGCTGGTCGATATCGGCATGCGGATGCTGACGCCGCGCGAGCTGGCGAACGCGCAGGGATTTCCGCGCGATTACGTGCTCGATCCGGTCTGCTGGTATCTGACCGAAAAGGGCAACCGCAAATATGGGCGGCTGCCGATCACCCACCAGATCGCGAAGATCGGCAACAGCGTGTGCCCGGACATGGCGGCGGCGCTGGTGCGTGCGAATTTCCCGGCGATGGCCTCCGCCAGCGGAGGGCCTGGGGACGACGGTGATGCGGCCAAGGTGGCGGCATGAGCGATTGGCCCTTTGGCGATATCCCCATGTTCGGGCACCGGGTCATCCTCGCCGATCCGCCGTGGCGGTTTGAAAACTGGTCGGAAGCGGGCGAGGGACGCAATCCGAACCAGCATTACGACTGCATGTCGATCGCCGACATCAAGGCCCTGCCCGTCGGCCATCTGGCAGCGCGCGACTGTGTGCTGTTCTGCTGGGTGATCGACCCCCTGCTGCCCGAAGCGCTGGACGTGATCCGCCATTGGGGGTTCACCTATGTGACGGTCGGCTTCACCTGGGCCAAGCAGAACCGCAGCGGCGAAGGCTGGTTCATGGGAACGGGCTATTACACGCGCGCCAATCCGGAAGTCTGCCTGATCGCCAGGATGGGTGCGCCCGGACTTCCGAAATCGCGCGGTGTCCGCCAGCTCGTGGTCGAGCCGGTGCGCGCGCACAGCCGCAAGCCTGACCGCATTCACGCCGACATCGAGGTGATGTTCGACGGCCCGTACCTGGAGCTGTTCGCCCGCGCGCCGCGTGCTGGCTGGACCGTGTGGGGAAATCAGACGGACAAGTTCGGGGCTGCCGCGTGATGGCGTCGACACCCGATCTTCAGGCCGTGCGCGCCCGCGTGCTGGGGCAGCCCGACCCGTTTCGAGAAATATTGTCGGCCGTCGCCGACGCAGCGGACGTGACGGTTTCTATGATGATCGGGCCTGCGCTCTGGCCGTCGGTCTGCTGGTGCCGCTTTGCCGTGGTGTGGGTGGCGCGGCGGCGCTTGCGGATGTCGCTGCCGGAGATCGGGCGGCGACTGGGCGACCGGCATCACACGACCATCGCCAATGCCGAGCGGCGCGCATGCGAGCTGCGGCAGAGCGACCGGGCATTCGAGGTGCTGACCGACCGGCTGATGGAAGACGGTGCCGCATGAGCATCATCGCCACGGCCTGCAAGCATCTGATCGCCGCAGGCATTACCGGCGACGCGCTGGTGGCCGCGATTGCCGAGATGGAGGCCGATCTGGCCACGCTGGGCGTGATGGGCGCTGCTGCGGGCGGGCGGGTCTATAGCGCCAACCCGGATTCAGTGCGCAAGCGGCTGTACCGTTGGCGCAGGTCGGGACATATGTCCCACCATGTCCCGCCCGTGTCCCATGGCGCCGACGCGGCGGGAGGGACGGAAAAGCCCCGGAATGCGGACGTTGCGCTGGTGGCGGGCGCGGGCCGCATGTGGGAAGTGCATAATAATGCAGCGCCCGTGGCGGGACATTGCGGGACATCGGGGACGGATGTCCCAATAAAAGAAAGTTCCCCCCAGACCCCCCTAAAAGAAAATATATCCACACACGCGCAGGGCTGGGCGCGCGTGGACGCTCGTGTGGACGCACGAGGGGGCCGATCCGGTGATGCCGAGCCAGCGGCGACGCCGCCCAGGGGCAAGCGGAAGGGCAGGCGCAGGGCCTCGGCCTCCGGAGCGGCGGAACTGCCCTATGGCTCGTCGAGGGGAGCGGTGCCCATCCGCTTCGATCATCCCGGGGAGTCGGAGTTTTGCGCGCGCGTCCGTCGGGCGCTGGCCGTGGAGCTGGGTGACGGCACCTATCGAGGCTGGATCGATCCGTGCGCGGTGGTGATCCACGACGGGTGGCTTTCGATCATCGCCGCGACGCGGGTTCATGGCGAGCACATCGGCAACAATCTGATCGGCCGCATCAGGCCGGTGGCAGGCAGGTTCGGGCTCAAGGTGGAGATCAGGCAGGATGACATGCGGCGACGTGCGGCGGGATAGCGAGGCATGGACCTTTGGCGAGGTGGAGGCGCGGCTTGTCGAGGCGATGGGGTTCTGGTGGCGGACGCCCGACCGCGAGGCGGCGTGGCTGCACATCCGCGCGTTCTGGCCCGAGTTCTGCCGACACAATCACTTCGGCGACTATGCCGACGACGAGGCGGTGCCGCGCCCGATGCCATTGACGCGCGCCCAGGTGGCAAGGCGGGACCAGGCGACCGAGTGGCTGCTGCTGGCGCCGGAGCGTGACAGGCGGCTCGTGATCCTCGCTGCGCGCGCTCTGGCACGGGGCGAGCGGCAGGTGCCGTGGCGGGCGCTGCTGCCGCAGATGGGGCTGAGGATGGGCGCGGACGGGCTGAGGATGCGCTACAGCCGTGCGATCACGGCAATCTGTCGCCAGCTAAGCCACGGGGCGCAAAGGCGAAACGCCGGTCAAGATCAACAATTTGCCGTTTCGTGAAATAAAGTTTGTTCGGATCAGGGGCTTTTCGAGGTATTCCAACGTCATCGTCGGGTTGTTGCGTGTTCAACCCTTCGGTCCTCTCCTTGTTTGGCAACTATGCGGCTCGTGCGGTGCTTCGGCCCTGTGCGGGCCGCATGCTTTTGGGGATCATCCGATGCCAACGATGCCGCCAGTGTTTCGCGCAGGCGGTGGCGCTCGGCAGGGAGAGCGGGAGCGCAAGCGGGAGCATGATCGCTGGCGCGGGTCGGCGTTCAAGCGCGGCTATGACCGGGACTGGATGGCGGTGCGCGATCAAGTGATCGAAGAGCGCGGCTATCGGTGCGAGGATTGCGGATGCCTGGGCGTGAAGCGCAAGGCGGATGCGGGCTCCATCCTGCCGCTGCTGGAGGCCGATCACCTGCTATCGATCGAGGAGCGGCCCGATCTGAGGCTGGACAAGGGCAACCTGCGGGTGCGGTGCAAGCCGTGTCACTCCCGCCGCACGGCGAGGGAGCAGGGGTTCGCTCGCGGGCGTCGATAGGGGGGGGGCGGGTCGAAAGTTCAGGGCCCTTCGGCCTGGAGACCGCCGCCTAACCAAATTTTTATGCGCGCAGGTTTCCGGAAACTTTTTTTCTGAGGATCAAGAGGTTAGTTCGATGTCGCGACGTGGGCCCAAACCAGAACCTGCGGCGGTGAAGGTCGCCAAGGGCAATTCTGGCCGCCGCCGGATCGGCGCGGACCCCGCTGTCGATGCGCCAGCGCAAGACGATCATCGAATGGCCGCGCCGGCGTGGCTGAAAGATTCGGCGCTGGAGGTGTGGAACGACCTGATGCCGCGCCTTGTGGCGATGAAACTGGCTGCGCCCGTCGATGCGTTCACGCTGGGGAGGTACTGCAAGAACTTCGCGCTGTGGCTCTCGGCGATGGCGACGCTGGATGGCGAACAACTGTTCTACGAGGTCGGTTCGCAACATCTGACCACGCCATTGAAGCGCCGCCACCCGGCACTGGACGCGGCGATTGCGTTGGACCGCCGTCTGGAATCCTTCGAAGATCGTTATGGGTTGAACACTGCCGAGCGGCAGCGGATATTCGCAGCCCGCGCATCGGCGGGCAATTCGCCGGATCTGTTCGGTGGGCAGACGCAACCGTCGCCAGCGGCAAAGCCCGCTGCGCCATCGGTGGCGGCCAAGGTTTCGGCGAAGAACAAGCCTGCGGTCGGCTTCCTGATGAACTGATCCATGGCCGTTCAATGCGGTGCTGCCCGCCGCACGCGCTCGCGAAAGCGGCCGCGCGCAGTAGGGCCAGATGCCATCTGGGACACCAAGGCGCGGCTCTGGCGCGACGGTGAGTATTGGTATGACGAGTCGGCTGCCGCCGCGGCCGTCGCGTTCTTTGCCGAACATGTCTGTCTGACGGAGGGTGAATGGGCAGGCCGCCCGTTCATTTTGGAGGGCTGGCAGGAACACGACATCATCCGCCCGCTCTTCGGGTGGAAGCGCGCGGACGGAACGCGGCGTTATCGGCGCTGCTATGTGTGGGTGCCGCGAAAGAACGGCAAGACCGAGCTGGCGGCGGGCATAGCGCTGCTAATGCTGCTCGGCGATGCCGAGTTCGGCGGCCAGGTCTATTCGATCGCGACCGACGCCAACCAGGCGCGGCTCGTGTTCGACAAGGCGGCGGCGATGGCGGGTAAATCCGCGACGTTGTCGGACGCGCTGGAATGCCTGAAGACGGCGATCTACTGCCCCGCGCTGAATGCATCGTTCAAGCCGCTGTCGGGACGGCCGACGGGCAAGCATGGACTGTCGGCCTCGGGGTTGATCGGAGACGAAATTCACGAATGGGTGTCCGGCGAGCTGTACCAGTTCGTCCACGATTCCGAGGGCGCGAGACGTCAACCGCTGGAATTCCTCATCTCCACCGCCGGAAAGAAGGGCGGCTATGGCGAGGAAGCCTGGGAAGAGTGCGAGAAGATCCTCGGCGGTGAGCTCGACGATCCAGAGACGCTGGTTGTGGTCTATGCCGCCAATGCCGACGACGATTGGACCGATCCGAAGGTGTGGGCAAAGGCCAACCCGAACCTGGGCATTTCGAAGAAACTGGAGACGCTGGAGGCGGAATGCCGACGCGCTCGCCAGCTTCCGCGCCTGGAGAACGGATTCAAGAGCTATCATCTGAACATCTGGACCGAACAGGCCACGCGCTGGCTGCCGATCGATGCGATCGACGACGACGGCCGGAAGTTCGGATGGGATTATTGCCGCACGGATCGGACGTGGAAGGAATTGGAGCCTTACCTGCGCGGCAAATATTGCTGCGGCGGGCTGGACCTTTCTTCGACAACGGATCTTTCCGCGCTGGCATGGTGGTTTCCGATGCAGGACGGACTGGAGATGCCGGCGCTGCTGCTCCGGTTCTTCAAGCCCGCCGCGCTGATCGGCCTTCACGAGAAGCGCGACAAGCTGAAGTACGGCCAATGGGTAACGGAAGGCGCGATCACCGCCACTCCTGGCAATGTGATGGACTATGCGTACATCAAGGACCAGGTCTACCGGGACGCTGAACAATTCCGGGTCGGCACGCTGGCGATCGACCGGTGGAATGCCACGCAGATTTCGACCGAGCTCATGACTGAGGGTTTGAGCGTCAACCTGTTTGGTCAGGGCTTCGCCTCGATGGCGGCGCCGTCGAAAGAGCTCGAGCGCCTGGTGCTGTGCAACGGGTTCGAACATGGCGGGCACCCGGTGCTTCGTCGTCATGCGCAGGTGGTGGCGGTGGAAACCGACCCTGCCGATAATCTGAAACCGGCCAAGAACAAGTCGACCGAACGGATCGACGGCATCGTGGCCACGATCATGGGGCTGGGAGTGGCGATGGGGACCGAGATTGAGAAGCCATCGGTCTATGAAACCCGTGGCCTGATGATGGTCTGAACGGATGAACTGGATCAGTCGTCTATTCTCGTGGTCGCCCCCCGACGCGCACCCTCGCGCATCGGTCCAGTCATCTGGCGGCGGCGTCGTGATCACCACGCCGCAGCAGCTTGAAGATGCGTTGCGCGCCGGCGCGGTTTCCGGCTCCGGCGAGATCGTAAATGCCCACACGGCGATGTCGGTTGCGGCGGTGTACGCCTGTGTTCGGATCATTTCGGGGGCCGTGGCGACCTTGCCCTTGCATATCAAGCGCCGGGTCGATGAGCGGACGAGGGAGGATGCATCCGACACCGATCTGTGGCGGGTGCTGAGGCGCAAACCGAACCGCTGGCAGAAGCCCGCGCAGTTCCGGCGAATGATGCAGGCGCACGTCCTGCTGCGCGGGAATGCCTACGCGATGATCGTCTGGTCGCGTGACAAGGTGCAGGAGCTGATCCCGCTGCATCCCGACCGCGTGCAGGTGAAGCAGAAGGATGACCTGGGCCTCGAATATATCTGGACGCGCAAGGATGGGCGTCGGGTGGTGTTCGGCCAGGCGGATATACTGCACCTGTACGGATTGACGCTCGATGGCATTGGCGGCGTGACGCCGATCACCTATGCGCGCGAAAGCATCGGCCTCGCGCTGTCGATGGAACGGCATGGCGCGATCGTGTTCAAGAACGGCGCGACGGCGAGCGGCGTCCTGAAGGTCGACAAACAGCTGACTCCCCAAGCGCGAGAAAATCTGCGGGAATCACTTGAGGAATACCGCGCCGGCGGATCGCGAGAAGGTAAGGCGCTGGTCCTGGAGGAGGGGCTTGACTATAAAGAAATATCGATGACTGCCGAAGATGCGCAGTGGATTGAGGCGCGCAAGTTCTCGCGCTCCGATATTGCGATGTTCTTCGGCGTGCCGCCGTCAATGATGGGCGACAATTCGGGAAATGATTCGAACTGGGGCACCGGCCTAGAGCAGAAGTCCAATGGCTTCCGCACCTATTGTCTCGAAGATCATCTCACCATGTGGGAGGAGGGGGTCACCTGTGACCTCATCCGTGATGATGACACGCTATATGCCAAGTTCAATCGCGCCGCGATGGCGCAGGCTGACATCAAGACACGGAACGCCGCCTATGTGCAGGCGCTGCAATGGGGCTGGATGTCGCCAAACGAGATTCGCGCGCTGGAAGATATGAACCCGCGCGACGGCGGCGACATCTTCTATCCGCCACCCAATACCGCCGGGAAATCAGAACAGGAAAAGCCAGATGACGATCCGCAACCTGCCTGAAGCCAAGACGTTCGCCCGTCCGCAGAATTTCCAGTGGGACGCGCCGTCGGACGTGCTCGCACAGTGGGCTGAAAAGCCGCTGGCCGCAGCCGATGACAAGGATAACAGCATTTCGATATACGATGTGATCGGCGAGGACTGGTGGACCGGCGGAGGGTTCACGACCAAGCGCATGTCCGCCGCGCTCCGTTCCATCGGCAAGAACGACGTCGTGGTGAACATCAATTCGCCGGGCGGCGATATGTTCGAAGGCATCGCGATCTACAATATGCTGCGCGAGCACGAGGCGAAAGTTACCGTCAACGTCATGGGCTGGGCGGCTTCGGCCGCCTCGATCATCGCAATGGCGGGCGACGAGATCCGCGTGGGGCTTGGCACGTTCGTGATGGTTCACAATGCCTGGGGCGCCGTCATCGGAAACCGTCACGACATGCGTGAAGCCGCCAAGCTTTTCGACGGTTTCGACAACGCCTTGGCGGACATTTACGAGGCGCGGACCGGGCTGGCCCGGGCCGAAATTGTTAAATTGATGGATGCCGAGACGTTCATGGGCCCGTCCGATGCGGTGAAAAACGGCTTCGCCGATACGGTCGCACCGGACATCAAAGCGCCTGACGGTGACGCGAAAAATATGGATCGCGGGCTGATGGCCCGCCGCCAGACCGAGGCCGCGCTCGCAAGAGCCGGCTTCTCCCGCAACGATCGCTCTGAAATGATCGCTGCAATGATGGCCCCGCGCGATGCAGGCCGTTCCGCCGAGCGTGATGCAGGCTTCGAACCCGCCGCCTTTCAGCGGCTGATTGAAACCATCCGGTCCTAAGGAGGCCACCATATGACTGCCAATCTCAACCTGCGGGCTCGCGGGCTCGTCGGCGTGCGTGCCGACGCCAGCGCGGCTACCAAGATCCTCAATGAACTTCAGTCCACCTTCGAGGCGTTCAAGGCCGAGCGCACGAAAGAGCTGGCCGACATCAACGCCAGGCTCAGCGATGTCGTTCAGACCGAAAAGGTCGACCGCATCAACGCTGAAATCACCTCGCTTCAGAAGTCGCTCGATGGGGTGAACGCCTCGTTGGCCGCGCTGAAGGTCGGCGGCTCAGACGGCGATGTTGATCCGGCCAAGGCTGAGCACTCGAAGGTGTTCAACACCTGGTTCCGCAAGGGCGACCGCGCGGTCGACGCCGATATGCGCACTCTCGAGGTCAACGCGAAGCTGACCACGCAATCGGATCCGGACGGCGGCTATCTCGTGCCGGAAGAGATGGAATCGACCATCGACCGCGTGCTGGGAACTGTTTCAGCCGTACGAAGCGTTTCGCGTGTCATCCCTGTGTCGACCAGCACCTATAAGAAGCTGGTGAATATGGGCGGAGCGGCATCCGGCTGGGTTGGCGAGGAAGCTGCCCGGGCCGAAACCGATACCCCGACCCTGCGCGAGATCCTGATCAACACCGGCGAGCTTTATGCAAACCCGGCAGCCACTCAGACATCGCTCGATGACGCGGTGATGGATATCGCGCAGTGGCTAGCCGATGAAGTGTCGATCGAATTCGCTGAACAGGAAGGCGATGCCTTCATTAACGGCAACGGCGTCAACAAGCCGCGCGGCATCCTGCAATATGCCACGGTCGCCAATGCGTCCTACAGCTGGGGCAACATCGGCTATGTCGCGACAGGGGCGGCGGCGGACTTTGTGACGCCTACCGCGTCGGTCAATCCGGCGGATGCGCTGGTCGATCTCTATTACGCGCTCAAGCAGGGCTATCGTAATGGCGCATCGTTCATCACCTCGGACGCGACTCTCGGCAAGATCCGGAAGTTCAAGGATGCCAACGGTTCATTCATCTGGGCCCCGCCCAGCGCGACGGCGGAACTCGGCACCATCCTCGGCAAGCCTGTCGTTACCGACGACAATATGCCCGCGGTGGGCGCCGGCGCTCTCGCTGTTGCATTCGGCAATTTCCAGCGCGGCTATCTGATCACCGATCGCCTCGGCATTCGTGTTCTGCGCGATCCGTACACCTCGAAGCCGAACGTGCTGTTCTACACCACGAAGCGCGTGGGTGGTGCGGTAGTCAATTTCGAGGCGATCAAGCTGCTGAAGGTCGCCGCCAGCTAGTCGGCGCGCCATTTACAATCCGAAATGTGGCGGGAGGCTTCAGCTTTCCGCCTTTCTTTTGAAAGGATCATCCCATGCGGGACATTCATTCCGATATCACGGTGGTTTCGGCCATCGGCGCGGTGGTGCTGGCCGCCGACAACACACCTGCGGCAATCGATCTTCAGGGCTACAACGCTGCTGAGATCGTGCTTTCGATTGGCATCGGCGGCATCACGTTTTCGGGCACGAACAAGATCGAGTTCAAGCTGACGCATTCCGATGACGACAGCGCATATAGCGATGTCACCACGGATGACATGCTCGGCGTGACGGTCGCCGGCGCCGGCATCATCAAGTCGCTGGTCGCGGCCCATGCGGCGGCGGCGGTCTATCGCTTCGGCTACAAGGGTGGAAAGCGATACCTGAAGCTGCTGGCGGACTTCAGTGGCACGCACGGCGCGGGCACGCCGATCGCGGCCAATGTGATCAAGGGGCATGGCTTCAATCAGCCGGAAGCCGCGCAGGCTTGAAGATTTAGCAGGTAAAGGGCCGTCCTTCGGGGCGGCCCTTTTCATATCATGAGGTTTTGACATGCAGCTATCGGTGTCGGTGCGCAATGCGCGCCTGGATGCGTTCGAATCCGCCATTGGCGCGGACGCGATCCTGAAGATCAGGACCGGCGCTGCCCCTGCCAGCTGTGCGGCGGCCGACAGCGGCACGGTGCTGGCGACGCTGAACCTGCCTTCGGACTGGATGGCTGCGGCTTCCGGTGGCACGAAGGCCAAATCCGGCACATGGGAAGACGCGGAGGCGGACGCCGCCGGCGTTGCGGCCCACTTCCGCATCTATGCTTCCGATGGCACCACCTGCCATGCCCAGGGGACGATCACCGCGACGGGCGCCGGCGGGGAACTGACGCTGAACAACACCAACATCGCCCTGGGGCAGCCTGTTGAGATCACCGGCTTTACCCTTACCGAACCCGGCGCCTGATAGGATCTGAAGCCCGTGGCTGCGCTTAACGCTACCTTCACGGCGGCCGATGGTACGCTGCTGACGGCGCTGACCGCCGACAGCGGCGAATCATGGACGGCGCTGACCGGCAATTTCGTTGTCCGCAGCAACCGCATCAGGGCCAACACTACCACGGCCGTTGTTCAGTCGAACTGGACGCCCGCCGGTGCAGAATACGATATCGAAGTCGATTTCTACGTTCACACCACGATATCGCAAAGCACCTTCATCGCGGCCCGCATCCAGAGCAGCAATACCTACGTCGTTTTCGGGTGGCTGAACGGCTCTGGCTGGACGATAGGCCACACGGTCGACGGTTCGTTCGCGAACAACAATTCGTCGGCCTTTACGCTGGTGGCAGGTACTACCTATCACCTGAGGTTGGAGGTCCGGAACGGCACCAAGCGGCTGTACGTCGATGACGTTCTCAAATGTTCGACAACGGCCAACACCATTACCGATGCCGGAAAGGTCGGCTTCCGCAATTCGGGCGGAGCGCCCACCGATTCGACGGGTTATCACTGGGATAATCTGACGGTCACCGATTACGCATCGGCCACGCTCATCATGCCGCAGCTGCCCGATCTGCGGATCTTTCAGCGGTCGACGAAGACCGGCGGGGAGAACGGCAAGGGCATTGGCACCGTGCCCGTTCCGGTCACCGTCAATGCCCCGATCACGTCCAGCGTCAAATACCGGCTGCGCGACGCGGAGACGGGCGGCAATCCGGTGGTGCAGGATTGGACCGTTGCCCATAGCGGCGCGCTTTCGGTGGGTGCGGCAACGATCAGCTGCCCGGATGTTCCGGCGGCAACCGGATGGTATTATCTGGACCTGATGCCGGACGACGACACCGGCCAGATCGTGCTTGGCACGTCGCGTGTCATGGTCGGGCGGATTATCTCGCTGCAAGGGCAGAGCCAGGCCGCGCGCCAGTTCGGCAAGATGCCTGCATATACGGGCACGAACGCCAGCCTTGGCGTGACGATCAGCCCCTATTGCTCGATCTATGCGCGGTGCGGCGAAACCGGCATCAGCGTCACGACGCCCGCATGGGAGGCCCCGGCGGACGGCGGGAATTGGGGCAGCGCCTTCGCCTCTGAATTCCTGCGGCGACAGGTGGCCGCGTCGGGCGTCAACTGCGCCATGACCGGCCATTCGCAAGGCTCGACCGCGACAGGAGACTGGCTGCCGGACACCACGCTGAACAACCAGCTGCGCGGCGTGTGGGATGCGGTCGGCGGCTTTGAGACATGGATGATCCACCAGGGCGGCAATGACGCCGGGGATGGCGTCAGCCAGGCGGCGTTCGAGAGCAATCTGGACGCGATCGTGGCGGATGCGGCCGCCCATAATGCCGTGCTTGGCTCCGCCTTCGATACCATTGTCTGCACCATGGCCACCCGCACCTCGGGCGCGGCGGGAACGATCGCGCAGATCCATGAGATACGGCGAGCGGGGAGGCATTGGGCGACCGTCAACGGCGGCCAATATGTCGAGCCGCATGACGTGACACTGGAAGATGCCGTGCATCAGGGGCAGCCAGGCAACATCACGCTGGCCCATCATTTCCACCGTGCGGCACTGCCGGGCCTGGGCCTGTCGGGTAGCAACGAGGGACCGGCGATCACTGGCGCGCGGCGTGCGCCAGGCAGCACGGATATCGTGCTGTCGGTGGCATTGCCCAGCGGTGCAAGCGCGCTGGTGTCGGTCGGATCGCCCGCGCCGCGCTTTGTGGTGTATCCGGAAGGCGCGCTCAGCGGTGCGCTGTCGCTGGACGGATCGACGCCGATCACGGTCGGCACCGATACGATCACGCTGAAGCTCGCGAGCGATCCCGGCAATGTCGTCGTGGACGTATATGCGCTGGGTCATCCTGACCCCAGTGGGACGACGGCCGATCAGAACATGATCTATGACGATCATGTCGACGGCGACGGCATCACGAACGGGCGGCAGATCGCACCGACGATCGATGCGGTGGCGGCGCTGGTCGCTTATTCAGGGTCGGCGGCGGTCACCATGGAGGCCATGACGGCGTCGGGGGCCGGTGGATCCACCGTTGACGGTTCAGCCACAATCTCGATGAGCGCAATGGAGATCGCGGCATCGGGGGTTCAACCTGCCCAGGGCGCGGCATCGATCGACATGGGCGGGCCGGTCGTCACCGGCAGCGGCAACGTGCCGGTCAGCGGCGCAGCATCGATCACGCCGGGTGCCCTGGCGGCGGTCGGCACCGGCTCTGTGAGGGTTCAGGGTGCGCTCGCCATCACGTTCGCGCCGATAGAGGTGTCGGGGGCAAGCGCGGGCGGCATCGCTGGCGCGGCCAGCGTGCAGCTCGCCCCGCCGGTGCTGGTGTCGTCGGGGTCAGCACCAATCAGGGGTCTTTCGTCGATCAGTCTGTCGCCGATGGCTCTGGCGGCGGTTGGCGCCGGGCCATCCTCGCCGCCGCCTGTGCCGGGCTGGCGCTGGCGGGTCCGCCGGAACTGGAGGATGGCGGCATGAAGCTGAAGGACGCGCTGGCGGTGCTGCCGGTCGAGATCGACTGGACGGACGCGCTGGCGGAGGGAGATTCGATCCAGACCGCGAGCTGGGCCGTGGCCCCGGCGGAGGATGGCGGCCTGGTGGTAGACAGCCATGAGAAAACCGACACCGTCGCAACCGCCGTCATTTCGGGCGGGATCGAGGGGGTGATGTACCGGCTGACCAACACAGTCGTGACGGCGCTTGGCTATGCGGATTCACGGTCGATCAGCGTGCGCATCGGGGCGACACGCGCGGAGGTGTCATGAACGAGGAGCTGGTGCAGCTGACGGCTCCCACCGATACCATTTCGGTTGATGAGGCCGCTGCGATGCTGCGGATGGACACGACCGACGCGGACCCGTTGCTGGCGGGGCACCTGCTGGCTGCGCGAGAAATGCTGGAGAGCGACACGGGCCGGCTGTTCGGATCACGCACGCTGCGCTGGACGATTGACGCCTGGCCGAGTTGCGCGGGCGAGCTGACCATCCCTCGCGCGCCGGTCACGGCGGTGACGTCGGTCAAGTACGACGATGCCGACGGCGTGGAGCAGACGCTCGCCACCGACGATTATCTGGTGCGCCAGCGCCACGGCCTTACCCGGATCACCCTGGCGGCGGGCAAAAGCTGGCCGACGCTTGGCGATGACGGGCAGGTGCGCATCGCCTTCACCGCAGGCGAGAGCCCGATCAGCGAAATTGCGCGACGGGCGATCGTGCAGCTGGCGGCGTTCTGGTTCGACAATCCGATCGGCGCGGTTTCGGAAGGCTACACGTCGATGATGACGCGGCTGAGGGTGCGATGGCTTTAATCAGGGAGTTTTTGCCATGACGGTTTCTGCAAATGTTTTCGCCGGTATCGAAGGCGCGCTCACCTCGGCGCGCGATGGTGGAGATGCTGTCCAGCCATTCAACGAAGGCTTGTCCAAGCTGTTCACCGACGGCACGGGCGCGGGGCAGGCGAACGGGGTCTACATTGATGATTTCAGCATCGAGGCATCGGGCACGCTGAGCATCGATCTATCCGGCTCGTTGGAAGACGCGCACGGCAATGCTTTGGTGTTCACCGCGATCAAGGCAATCCTGCTGATTGCCGACGCCGCAAACACGAACAACGTGATCCTGGGGAATGTGGCCAACGGCTTTGTCGGGCCTTTCGGCGCGGCGACGGAATCGCTGACCGTTCCGCCCGGCGGCTGCGTCCTGCTGTCGAATCCATCGGCCGCGGGCTGGGCGGTCACCGCCGGCACCGTCGATCTGATCAAGCTGGCGAACAGCTCGTCGGGATCGGCTGTGGGCGGCACGATCGTCATTCTCGGCGAAGTTTAAGCCATGATGGCGGCGTTCAACCCGGGCTGGCTTGACCGCCGCATCAAGCTGTTGTCGTTCACGTCGTCGCAGGATCCGGACAACGGCGAAGTGACGCAGGCGTGGTTCACGCTCGCGACGGTCTGGGCGGCGAAATGGCAGCTATCGGCGAAGGAAGTCGACCGGGCGTCAGCGACCACGGCCACGGCCGAGCTGAAGTTCCTGATCCGGTATCGCGAGGACGTGACGACGGACATGCGGGTGGAGTGCGCCGGGGTGCAGTATGTCATCACCGGCGTCGCGGAATATGGGCGCAGGCAGGGCCTCAACCTGTTCGCGCGGGTGGCGTAATGGCGCGCCGCCATCAGGGTGGTCCGCGGTCATTTACGCAGGCGACGCGCACAGAGCTTCAGGGGGTTCCGGAGCTGAAAGCGGCGCTTGAGGAGCTGGGGGCCGAGGTTGCGACCAAGATCGGCGTTTCTGCAAACCGCAAGGCGGCGGTCATGATGCGCGACAAGATGAAGCAGGCCGCGCCGCGCAGCACTGGTTCGACCCGCAAATCGTGGCGACGCAAGGACGGCTCGGTACAGACCGCTGACTACGGGCACCTTCAGGATAATCTCCGCGCATCCCGGCGAAAGGCGCGTAAAGAGGGCAGCATTGTTCATCTCGTGACGGTGGGCAAAGCCTGGTGGGGCCTGCTCGTCGAATACGGCACGATCAAAATGGCGGCGCGGCCATGGATGCGCCCGACGTTCGACGCGAACGTGCAAGGCGCGATCGACGTGCAGGTAGAGGAACTGAACAAAGGCATCAGGAGAGCCGCCCGCAGGATCAAGGGCGCGAAGGTGAAGGGGGCGTGATGCTCGCAGACGCCATTTTCCAGCGCCTCTCAGGCTATGCCGGGCTGTCGGCGCTGGTTGGGTCCAGAATATACCCGTCGCGCGCGGCTGACGGCGCTGGGACGCCGTATGTGGTCCATTCCGAGGCCGCGCCGATCGACCAGGTTCCCGATCTGGATGGCGTCGGCGATCTGGTGGAGGTGCGGGTTCAGGTTGATGCCTGGGCGGAAACGGCGATCACGGCCAGGCAGGTCGGCGATCAGGTCCGCGCCGCGCTCGATGATTTTACCGGCACCGTCGGGGGCGTGGCGATTGCGCATGTCACGATCGCCGGCGGCTTTGACGATTACGACGCGGACGTGTCGCCGATTCTGTATCGGCGCACGACCGATTTCACGGTGACGATGAACGTCTGACGATGTCGGCAATGCGATCAACACGGCCCGCTTCGGCGGGCTTTTTCATGGAGAAATGACATGGCGCTCCTGTCCAAAGGCACCCTTCTCAAGCTCGGCGACGGTTCTACGCCGACGGAAGTTTTCACCGCGATACCCGGCGTCCAGAACATCACCGTCCCTGCGGTCGTGCTGGACGATCACGAGGTGACGGACCTCGACAGCACGGCGAAGGAATATATCGCGGGCCTCGGCGATGCCGGCGAATTCAGCTTCCAGCTGGTCCTGAAGAAGGCGGCGGCCGGCAATGGCTATCATGCGCAGCAGGCGGCGCTTGAATCCTATGTCGGCGACGGCGAACTGCACAATTTCCAGGTCGTGCTTCCAGCACCGTTCAGCACGACCTATGAATTTGCCGCGTTCGTCAAGTCGTTCACCCCTTCGTCCGCGACTAATGCCGCGATCACCGCGACCGTGACGCTACGCGTGTCGGGCGATGTCACGAAGACGGTGGCATAATGGCGCTGCTCACTCGTAACGCCATCCTGAGCGCGGATGATTTGCCGACGAAGGATGTGCCCGTACCGGAATGGGGCGGCACAGTGCGGGTTCGCAGCCTTATGGCAAGGGACCGGGATGCGATCGATGCGGCGCTTCATGATGCCCGAAAAGACAATTCGGATGAGCCGCTGAACCTGCGGGCCATGTACGCAGCTGCGGGAATAGTTGACGAGAAGGGCGTGCAGCTGTTCTCGCTCGACGACGTGGAAGCCTTGGGCGCGAAATCCGGCGCGGCGCTGGACCGGGTTTATTCGGCCATCACCGAACTGAACCGGATCGGCCCGGGTGAAGTGGACAAAGCAGCGGGGGAATAGCCCGCCGCTCCGATCTCAGGTTCCGCTTCAGGCTGGCCGGTCATCTCGGGATGACGCTCGCGCAGCTTGAGGCGTCATTGTCGCACGCCGAACTGGTCCGGTGGATGGCATATGACGCCGTGGAGCCGATCGGCCAGCGGCGTATCGACGACGGGTTCCGGCTGCTCGCGGCGCTGATCTATTCGGCAAATCGCGGCAAAGACAGCCCGGAGCTTGGACCTGAAGATTTCCTGAAAACCTATGAACCGCCCGTCGAGCAAGACCCGATGGCCGAAGCTGCGGCGCTCGCCGCGTTCCTTGACCGGATGGTGGAGAAATCATGACGACAGCCGCCAGTCTTCACACCTCATTGGTGTTGGAAAGTTCGTCGTTCGTCGTCCCGCTGCGCAATGCGGTGACCGAGACAGAGCGGGGATCGCGGCGCATCAACGATTCGCTCCGGCGGGTCGACCGGGCGGCGGCGCAATCGCAGCAGCGCATGCGGCTGATGGGCTATCAGATTTCCGATATCGGCGCGCAGCTTGCCGGTGGGCAAAGCCCGTTCCTCATCCTTGCCCAACAGGCTCCGCAGATGGCCAACGCCATGGACGGCGCAAAAGGGGCGGTCGGGAGGCTCGCGGCGTTCTTTTCCGGCCCATGGGGAGCGGCCTTGCTGGCGGCGGGGTCGGTTACAGCCGTGCTGGCGAGCAAGCTATGGGATTCAAAGGACGCCACCGACGCGCATTCCACCGCGTCGATGACATTGACCGACGTTCTTAAAAATCTCGACGCGATCATGGAAAAGAACGCGGTCACGCTCAAGACCCGCCACGTCGAGAACATTGATGCTGCACAGGCGCAGATTCTCTATGCGGAATCAGCCCTGAAGGCTGCCGAGGCCGAACTTGCACTGGCCCAGGCGCGTCGCCAGTCCGCGTTGGAGGGGGCCGTTGGCGGTCGGTCGGCCAATCTTGGAGGCTTTGGCGCCGTAGATGCGGCGGACGTGGCCGTCGCGCGCGCGGAAGAACAGATTGCCAAGGTGCGCGGCGCAATCGCTGGCTCACGCTTGCAGCTCGACACCCAGATCCGGGTTCACAATCGCAAAGTCGACGATGATCTGAAGCGTACCGACGAGCAGCTGTCCAAGCGGGAGTCCGCCGCCGCGCGGCGTGCGAAAGCCGAACGCGAGCGCGCAGAGCGCGAGGCGCTGAAAGATTATGCATTTCAGGCATCCCTTGACGGCCAGCGCGCCGGGGCGGTGGCCGACACCATCGAACGCCTCTCCGAAACCAAACTGACCGACGTTTATGGCGGCGATCTTTTCCAAAAGATGGCGGATGACGCGCAGCGCGCCATTGGCGAATTTACCGAGGCGACCGGGCGACGTTTCGATGAACTGAACAAGAGTGCGGAGTCCTTCAATCAGGGGCTGTCCGATGGACTTGCGGATGCGCTGGTCGACGGCAAGAGTCTTGGCGACGTGCTGGTCAACAGCTTCAAACGTGCGGCGGCAGAGGCGCTTTCCAGCGGCATCTTCAACCTGATCGGCGGGGCCAATGGCAGCAGCGGCGTTGGTGGATTCCTGGCCAGTACATTCGGCGGGTTCTTCGCTGATGGAGGTACGCTCGGGGCGGGCAAATGGGGCATCGCGGGTGAGCGCGGGCCGGAATTGATCAAGGGGCCCGCGAGCATCATTCCCGCTCATGCCCTGAAGGCGATGAACGACAACTATGGGGGCGGCAACGTGACCGTCATGCAGACGATCGCGCCGAATTTCGCGGGCAATGCGGCGACCCGGGAAGAGGTGGCGCAAATGGCGGTCTATGCCCGCCAGTCGGCGATTGCCGGAGTGAAAGAGGCCCAGGCGCGCAGGGGCCCGTGGCGGTCGTGATCGAAAGCGCGGAGCAAGTGAATGGCTGATTTCACCTGGCCGGATGATCTCGTGCCCCATGCGATGTCATTCTACCATCAGCACAACACCATTGTTCACGAAAGCCCGTTCACCCGGCAGCAGCAGGTGCTTGGCCGATCGGCCCCGCGCTGGATCTGCAAGATGTCGTTCCGGGGCGGCGCGGGCGGGGTGACGCGGTCGCACGAGGTGGGCGCGAAGATCGAAGCGCTGCTGCTGCAGATCAAGGGGCCGCAGAAAACGGTGGCGATCTACGATTTCCGGCGCTCCGGGCGCGGAACCCCTCAGCTGGCGTTCGATGATTATGCGGCGACGATCGCCGAAACCTTCTTCGACGACGGCACCGGATTCGACGACGACACCGGCTTCATCGTCACGCCGGTGGGCGCGCCATCCAATTCGGCGATATCGGCCGGATCGACGCAGATCGCCTTGTCCGGCATCTGGCCGGGCACCAGGCCCAACCTGGTCGGCGATTATGTGGACGTCGGCGACGGCCGCCCGCACATGATCACCGATGTTCCGGCGGCCGATATCGACGGCAATCTGGTCCTGACGTTCGCGCCGCCGGCGGCTGCGGTGGCTGCGGCAAGCGCCGTCAGCTTTGAAAAGGTGCGGGGCACGTTTCGGCTGACGTCGGACGATGCAGGGCAGAATCCGACCGATGTTTCCGGGATCGCCAGTTTCGAGCTGGATTTTATCGAGGTGCTGACATGAGCCGCGATCTCGGGACGGCGCTTTCCAGAGAAGTCGTAAAGCCATCGCTCAACCCGTTCTTCGCGGTCGAGCTCGCGCTCGATGACCCGATCCGCGCGTGGACGGGGATCGGCGAGCTGAGCTTTGGCGGGCACACATGGCTGGGCACCGGCGCGCTCGGGACCGTCAGCGGGATCGGGGAAGACGCCGACGGCGCGGCGACAGGCGTTTCCGTCACCCTGTCGGGCATCGATCCGTCGTTCGAGGCCGACCTCATGGAGCAGGACTATCGGGGCAAGGGTTTTTCGCTCTACGTCGGCGCGCTCGATGAAGCGTTCAAGACGGTCGCGGCGGGGCCGAAGCTGCTCTGGAAGGGGCGGGTGGACAGCGTCGAGGTGCAGGACGGCGACACGCTGGCGATCACGATCACGGCGGAAAGCCGGATGCGGGACCAGGGCAGGCCGCGAATCCGCCGCTATACCGACCAGGAGCAGCGGCGGCGGTTTCCGGGCGACAGGTTCTTTGAATATCTGACGCAGATGGTTGAAGTCTCGATCCTGTGGGGCAAGGCCTGAATGCGCGTCATCGGCTGGGAGAAGCGGCTGCAGCAGGTGCTCGACGCCTGGGGCGATCGGGAGCACGGCTGGCAGGCGACGTGCGGTGATTTTGCCGCCGAAGTCGTCGAAGCCGTGGCCGGGCGCGATGTTCGCCCGCTGATCGGCCTGCCGGTGCGGTCGGCGCGCGAGGTGGCAGAGCTCTATCGCCACGCAGGGGTGCGGTCGCTCGCCGGCGCCGTGACGAAGGTGCTTGGGGAGCCGAGATCGCGCCTGATGGCCCGCCGGGGGGATATCGTCGAGGCCGACGGCGACATGGCGCTGGGCGTGTGCCTGGGCGAGCGCGCCGCATTCCTGCTCGACCGGGGGCTGGTCTTTCTCCCGATGTCGGCCGCCGTGCGCAGCTGGAGCGTCGAATGAGCAAGGCGGTGAAGGTGCTTGCCATCGCGACGGCGGTGGCGGTGAACGTCATCCCCGGCGCGGGGCAGGCGATTTCCAGCGCAATCCTGGCGACGATCGGGACTTCGTTCGCGGCGGTCGCCGCAGTCAGCGCGCTGGGGACGGCGCTGGTCGCCTATGGATCGCTCTCCGCCGTCAACCTGCTCAACAAGCAACTGGCGCCGACGCCCAATTCGCAAGGGGCTGCGCCGACGACATACCGGCAGACGCTGGGCAATACGCAGATCGTCTATGGCAAGGCGCGGGTCGGCGGGCTGATCAACTTCTATCACGCCGTCCAGTCTTCAGACGAATATCGCTATTTCGTCGTCACGATTGCAGGCCACCCGATCAATGCCGTCACCAAATACTGGCTGAACGATGAAGAGGTGACGCTCGACGGGTCGGGCATGGTGACGACGGGCAAATATGCGAACGGCGCGTGGATATGGCCCGATCTTGGCGATGACGACGCGACCGCCAATGCGACTTTCGTTTCGGAATGCGCGGGCAAGTGGACCACGGACCATCGCGGGCGCGGGATCGCCAAGCTCTATCTCAAGTTCGAGCTGACCGACGACCTGATCGTCAACGGCATGCCGAACATGACCTGCGAGATCGAGGGCAAGCGCGACATCTACGACCCGCGCGACGGATCGACCGGCTATTCCAGCAATGCGGCGCTGTGCTTTTACGACTGGCTGTGCCTGCCGCGCGCCGATGGCGGCTTTGGCGCGGATGCCGACGAAGAGGTGGACTGGGATTTCGTCGCCGCGCAGGCGAACATCTGCGACGAAGCGGTGCCTCTCAAGGCGGGCGGAACCGAGCCGCGCTATTCAGTCGACGGGCTGATCCAGACCGGCGCTGCACCGGATAACACGCGCGACGTGCTGGTGATGGCGATGGCGGGCTCGTTCACCTATGCGGGCGGCATCTACAAGGCCTATGCCGGCGCGTTCCGGACGCCCAACGCGGACGCGCTGTCGGAAGACGATCTGGTCCGCAACATCAACATCACCGCGCTGCTGCAAGGCGACAGGATCGCAAATGAAGCGCGTGGGACATTCAACGACCCGCGCCAGAAATATCAGGCGACAGATTTCCCGACGATCGCGCTGGCCAGCGGGGATGATCTCAAGTCCGTCGACATCGACCTGCCATTCACCAAAAGCTACACCGCCTGTCAGCGCATAGCGAAGATCCTGTTGAACAGGACGGCGGCCGAACGCGCGGTGACATGGCCGATGAACCTGGCCGGGCTGAAGATCGAGACGCTGGACAATGTGCAGCTGGCGACGACGCGCTACGGGCTTTCAAACTACACCTGGCAGGTGACGGGCTGGATGCTGGGCTCTGATTTTTCCGTGCAGCTCCAGCTGCGCGAGGAACAGGCGGACTGGTATGACTGGACGCCCGCCGTCGACGAGCAGGACCTGCCGGTCGCCTCGGAAGGCCTGTCTCAGCCGATAGCCTGGCAGATCGGTGCTGGCGCGGCGCCCACCAGCCTTGCGACCGGATCGACCAGCACCAGCTCGATCGATATCAGCTTCACGATGCCGGCGACGAACGCGATCGGCTGGCAGGTGCTCTACAGCGAAACGGCAGACATAGGGACGGCCACGGTCGGCGCGACCGGCACGGGCTATGCGCTGGGGCCGGTGGCCACCTCCGTCGGCGGGCTGGACAACGACACGACCTATTATTTCTGGGCGCGGGCGGTGAACCTGAACGGGACACTTTCGCCGGTGGCAGGGCCAGTGAGCGACACGACAGACCTGATCTGACCGGGACACGAGTTACTGAAGCACGGGCGGCCCTCATCGGCCGCCCTTTTTATGGGGAACATGAATGGCTTTGATCGACAGCATCCTGGTCGACGCGTCGCCGGTCTCGAAGAACGATCTGCGTCAATATCTGGCGGCGCAGGAATTCGCCGCGGTGAAAGGCCCTGCGTTCGGCGCAGTGGGCAATGGCTCGGCAATCGACACCCAGGCGTTTCAGGATGCTTTCGACAGTGGCAAGCCGCTGCTCGTAGCGGACGGCCATTACATGGTCGATGACGAGATTCTGGTAGGCAATCATGCTTATCTGGTGGCGCAGAGCATGCATGGGGTCATCATTGAAGGTACGCATTCCGGTGCTATCTTCAGGCTCAATGGCGGGGCATACGATCCGATCTTCAGCGACTTCTCGATGGCGGGCGCTGGATGCACCGGCTTCGCTGTTGGGGCGGGCGGCGGATCGGTGGAAACCTATCTTCTGCGGCCGAGACTGAGCCGTATCAGCTTCCATGATGAAATGACGTATGCGATCGATGCGCCGATCATCTATGGGGTGCTCGACACCTTGGATCTGGGCTATGAATACACCGGATCGCGCACCGGAGGTGCTCGCATCAGGTCTCATCATTCGGTAGGTAGCAACTACACGAACATGACGCGGCTTTTGAACAGCCGCGTTTTCTCAGGCACCGCGACCGAGGCAGCCATTGACATTGACGGTGGTCAGGGAATTGAAATCCTCGGCACCGGCTTCGAGCAGGGCGGCAAGGCGCTACGCATCAATAATGTCAACGGCTTCAAGCTGGGTGGCGGGTCATGGCTTGAGCATATGGCGGTCGGCACCAGTGCGGGTGATGCTATCATTGAAGTTGGGGAAACCATCATTGCCCCAGAAATCGCTGGTGTGACAGCGTCGAACAATAAAGGTCACGCGCTCATCAGGTACGCGGGTTGGCATCCGGGACAGACCACGCCCACGGACCCCGGCGCGACGTTCGGCCTTGACATCCACCACAATGTTTTCGCGCTCGGCTGGGACCATGGCGGCGGTGATACGGGCGACATCCTTCCGATCTACAATACCGAAGGCGTTTCCGCACTGCTTCCCGCTGACGGTTCCGTCAGTTGGTACAAGAACACCGTGACAGGCGGGCCTGCCGGAAACAAGCTGGTCACCAAAACGGATTTCAGGGGAGGGCCGCACTCGCCCCGCCTCATTGCGAAGGTCAACACGGCGGGTGCCGGGACGCTCATATACTGCTCCGATCCCGCAGGGACGTTGAGCTACAACGGCACGGGCGACGTCAGCATCACCAATCTGTCTCACCCGCTCGGCCGCGACACCGACCACATTTTTCCGCAGGTCCACAATGGCGGCGGGACAGAATGCCGCGCTCTATTTAGCAACACGCAATCCGTGCGCCTCCAGAGCTTCGATTCGGCAGGTGCCGCGATCGACGGGGAGCTGACCGTTGTGATCTATGGGTCGTAAAGTCGCGTCAGGCTGCCACCCTCAAGGCATTCGGCCAGTCCTTGTCGAACGGAAGGACTCCATCCGAGGCCATGAAGTAAAGATTATGTCGCTCCGGATAGGCGGTCTCGAAGGCGAGGACATTTTTAAAGTAGGGCTTGAACACTCGCGTCATGTCTTCGAGCGATTTAAACTCGTACTCGTGCTCGTGGTGTTGCTCGCCTCCGTCGTCGCGCTCCTTGATCGTGTAGCCGGAGAGAATAGCCCCGGGGTTCATGGCAGCCTTGATGCGCCCCATGATCGCGGCCATTTCGTCTTCGGTGAAGTGCTCGATCGCCGCATCCCAAATGATGTGATCGTATTGTCCTGCAGGCAAACGCTCTCGGATATCACACAGTTCATAGCGGACATTGGGTGCGCGGTTGAATCTGTTGGCGTGCCTAATGGCGGTCGGGTCGAAATCGCACGCCGTAACGTGAGCCGCCCGCCCTGAATAGAAATTTCGGGTGAAGAAACCGCCACCACAACAGATTTCAAGGACGTTTGCTCCAGCTGGCATCCCCAGCACGCTGTAGACGCCACGATCCCAGAGCCAGGACGTTCGTTTCGCGGGCCATTCGTAGTGCTGAGCAAGGTAAGTATCGAACCACTCCGGGTTCGGGTGAACTCCCCACTGCATGAGAAATTGCGCTTTGTGGGTGAGGCGGGACAATGCGCGCACCCAACCGTTGACGGTGACGGCGACAGGAAGGGTCGTGGCCCTGATGGCTCGCAGCATTGTGCTCATTCGATTTCCCCCTTTGTACACAACAATCTCGAACGTCATCCGGCCCTCTAGAGTCAGCGCGGCCTAGAAACAATTCAAAATCTGATCCGACGCGAAAGGATTAACCATGAAAATCGTCAAATGCCTGATGGCGGCGCTGCTTGCGTCCGTCATTGCTTCGCCGTGCCTATTTCCTGCGCAGGCCGCGACCTATCACGCAGCGACTGCCGCCGAGGTGAGGGCGCTGCTGCCGAAGCTTGCCGATGGCGATGTGGTGGAGCTGGGCGACGCGCCGATGGGCGTGGTGCGCTGGGGCGGGCTGAAGGCCGTGACGATCCGGGGCGGCGTGTTCGACCAGATCACGCTCGACAAGCCGCAGGGGCCGACCTTCGACGGCCTGCGGGTGTTGATGCCCGCCACGGCCGCGACGCCCGCCTATCAGCGCGCGGTGCAGCTTTATGGCGGCCATGCCACCATCCGCAATTTCGAGATTTCGGCGACGGCTTACGACGCGGCGCAGCCGCGCAAAGGGCTGGGCCTGATGTTCGACGGCCGGGCCGGTGCCAATGGCCAGATCACCGTCGAGAATGGCGTGCTGCATAATCTGGACCAGGGCCTTGGCTGGCTGGAGCAGCCGGTGGGCGTGACGGTGCGCAACGTCACCGTGCGCGACTTGTCGACCGATGGGATCCAGTTCGGCGGCGCGGACAATGTGCTGATCGAGAATTTCACCTGCGGCGCGCGGGTGGCGACCTATGCCGGCGCGCACCCGGACTGCATCCAGATCGCGTCGACCGGCGGGCCGGTGAACAACCTCACCATCCGCAATGTCGCGATCGATGGCTGGATGCCGACGCAAGGCGTGTTCCTGGTCAACAACCCCACGGTGCGCGGCCGGAACTGGACGATCAGCGGCGTCCGCATGCTGGGCTATTTCTATCGCGGCCTGACCATCATGAACGCCGATGATGTGAAGATCAGCGACGTGGTGCTGACGACGCCGATCAACGCCGTCCATTTCTCGATGCTGACGCTCGACAATGTCGACGGGGCCGAGATCCGCGACACCATCGCCTGCAGCCATGCGCGCAACAATGTGACGGGCCTTGTCGAGAGCGGCCGGGTGACGATCCCGTGCCGCAGGCCCGCCGCCTATGTCGGGGTGGGCGCCGGCGGCAATGGCGCGGCGCTGCCCGACACCTCGGCGCTGGATGCGACGATCGCCGTGCTGAAGGCGGAGGTGGACCGGCAGGGGCAGGTGATCACGGCCGTTCGCGCCGCGGTGCAGTGAGTTTCGGATAAAAGGGGGCGTCATCGGTGGACTGGAAAGATGTTGTGCTCTGGCTGCTCGCCTGGGGCGGCGGGCTGGCGATCTGCGGGGCGAAGCTCGCCTATATGCTGTTCGGCATATCGTCTGAGCCGCCCGACGATCCGACCGCGCTTCGGGCATGGGTGCGCAAGCGCAAGTGGCTGGTGATCAGCGAGCTGGCGGCGCTGCCCGCCTTCGCCTCGATCGCCGTCATCGTCGGCAAGCTGCGCGCCTGGCCGCTGGAAGGCGTGGTGCTGTTCTCCATGCTGCTCGGCGCGCTGGGCTTTGCATTCTTCCTGGACGCGCTGCGCACATTGGTGAGCCGCCGCCTTGGGCTGAACCAGGGGCAGGGAGGCGCAAATGGTTGAGCTGCTGATCGTGCTGGTGGTGGGCTTCGGCCTGGTGTCGGCGGGCGCGCTTGGCAAGGCGTGGAAACATGGGGCCGAATGCGATCGGGCAAAGGGGGTGTGCGACGATGAACGCCGTTGAAATCGCGGAAATTCAGCGGCGCATAGGCGCCGCGCCGGACGGGATATGGGGGCCGCTCACATGGGCGGCCCTTTTCGCATTTGCGGGGTGTCGCGATGCGGGCCGCGCCGAGGCGCTGGGGCTTGGCGGGCACCGGCATCTGAAAGCCTATGGCATCTTCACGCCGCTGCGGATCGCGCATTTCATGGCGCAGGCAGCGCACGAAACGGGCGATTTCTGCTGGCTGGAGGAAATCTGGGGGCCGACCAATGCGCAGCAGCGCTATGAGGGGCGTCTCGACCTTGGGAACACCCAAGCGGGCGACGGCTATCGCTTTCGCGGCCGGGGCATCTTCCAGCTGACCGGACGCGCCAACTACCGCGACATGAGCGTGGCGGTGCGGCGCGACCTGCTGGCCGAACCCGAGCTGGCTGCCGACCCGGAGATATCGGTGCAGATCGCCGCCAGTTTCTGGAAATCGCGGCGGCTCTCGCCATTGGCCGATCAGGACCGGGTCGAGGCGATCACCAAGAAAATCAACGGCGGTCTGAACGGCTTCCCGCGTCGGGTGGCGAAGCTGGAGCGCTTGAAGGAGGTATTGCTGTGACTACGATCAATCTGTTCGCATACACCGCGCCGGGTGCTGACTATCCGGGCTATGTGTCCATAAACCGAAATGCTGCCGGCGACGTCGAAGTGACGGTTCGGTCCGCGCCGACAGAGGTCGACGGTATTCGGATCTGCGGGCAAACTTGCCGCCCGGGCGGGGATTTCTGCAACAACTACTGCAATCTGGCTCCCGAGAAGGGACCGATGGCGGATCGGGCGCTGCCCCATACCTTCGTTCGCGAAGGGATCACCAGCAGCTTCACGATTCCTGCGGCGGAGTGGGCTGCCTTTGCCGATGGGCCAAAGGCCCGGTGATCGGCCAGCCTTACCTTGCGCTGGTCGGCGTGCTGGCGCTGGTCGCCGCCTACGGCGCGGGCCGGTGCGACGCTCACAAGATCGAGGCGGGCAAGCAGGCGGCCATCGATCGCGCCGAGGCGGCGGCCGAGGCGAAATACCAGCGCGCCAGCGCCGATCGGGCGCGGCAGGAACTTGAAAGGGAAGCGCGCGATGAGACCGCCAGCAACACCATCACCCGCACGATCGAGCGGATCGTCACCCAGCCTGGCCCTACTGTTTATCGCAATGTGTGCTGGGATGGGGACGGCGTGCGGGCCTACAACCTCGCGGTCGAACTTGCGAATGACCGTCCAGGAATCCTTCCTGCGGCCGTGCGAGAAACTGGAAACCCTGCCGCCGGGCGAAAAGACCGGGGCGATGACGCTGATGCCGGCGACTGAGGTGGTGCACCTCTATGGCATTTGCGCCAAGCGCATGGATGCGCTCGCCCGCGAGGTGCGGAAGGCGCAGGCGGACTGACTGCGGCGAGCGCAGGTCCTGCCCTCAGGGAGAGTTCAACCCTCCCAGATCGACATGCATCCAAACGGTGGGTTGGTCGTGACATAGAGGTTATCTTGTATCTCGTTCCGATGCGGGACGAGAACGATGCGATATTCATTGTCGTCGGCGTATCTCGGGCGCTTCCGCATAACGACGTCCGCTAGAGGTACGTCGGCCATATAATGGAAGTTGTTTTCGCCGTACTGCACCTTTCCCCAGCTTATCGACTTCATTCGATGGGCAATAGCTTCGCCAGTGAGTAGGCGGCCTGTGCGCGATATGAAGTCTGCGAGCCATTCCGGATCAGGCAATTTAACAGCGCAATCGTAAGGATCGGGCCGGCTATTTTGCTTAGCAAAATGTTTCAGCAACTCTCGCGGTTTGCCATAGGAAAAGGAAAACACATATGCATCGGCCGTATGGGTCGATCTGCATCTATTTATTGATATATGGCCCGCGGTGGACCGAATGTCGAAGCCCAAGGATTTCAGCCTCGCACGTTTCCGAGGCTCGACCGAACCTGCTTCAAAGTAGTCAGTGATGTCGAAGTGGGTGAGGCCTTCCTCTGCGTCACCGATGTGCGCGTCGCCTTCTGCTTCGAGCTGTCGATATCTAGCGAATGATCCAAATTGGAAAGAGCCGCCGATCTGTTTCGGCGCATGAACCCGATGCATCAGGCGGTAGAATCCTTCCTCATTCAT